AGTGTGTCAACCTATACGAAATTCAGAGTCGAACTCTTTAAGGCACAGCAGTATCATGATGCACAAGTAGCATTAGAAGCACAGGCCCAACAAGCCCCAGTCCAACCAGAACAAGCACAAGCCCAAGAGGCCCCGGTCCAATAGGAAGAGAACAAGGCCGGTGAAGAAGAAAACAAGGTAGAAGAAAACAAAGAAGAAGCCAAGTAGGAAGAGAACAAGGAAGAGCGGAAATAACCTCCCCAGCCCTAGCTTAGCCTCGAGTAGCGCTATCTAGCCTCATGCAGCCCAGTCATACCGGTTTACAAACGTAAAGATTTCGGTTTCAGACAGTAGGTCGGAGATGCGATTTTCGAGTACGTCTCGGAATTCACTGGTCTTAGAGCTGGAGAAATCACGAGCATGCTTATTGACAGTGAGCCCGATCAAGTCGAAATGATGCTGCAAGATTTCCAGCTATTCACTACTCGCATCAACCAGGCCCTCGAGAGCCTCGATCAAGTGCCTCCGCTCTAGTAACACCAAGACCGAATTCGTGCACAGCGCGCCGCATTAGACTGGAACAACGCATTAAGAAGCGTCTCGGGACCCATTCAAAGCGCCAAGGGACCCACCTAGTCGAAGAATGTCCAGAAATCGAAACAGCCGTACGTCCTTAGGTATGTTTAAAAACCCAACCAGCCGAAAAAATAAAAACAAAAAACGGAAGTATTTGCCGGCCTAAGTATCCTAGACTCATCATCCGAAGAAGAAGAGAAAAAAGCGTAGACCAGCGACAGTTCTTCCTCGAAAGGCTCCGTGGGCTCTATCCTACACGGAATTGTCTTGCCCCCCCTCGGGGCGAGCCCAAAACCCGGACGTTTGAACCGAGTTTTCTCTGCTAGCAGCTCAGAAAGCTCCGGGCCCCCCTAGGGAATCGTATGCCGAAATCCCGATCCCCTCCGACCGGATAACCCCCCGGACAATGCCCGTGCCCTACTCATTCGGAGCGACAGCCAAAATAGTGAAGACCAAGAAGTACGGGGCGAAGCACTAGTGTTATATGACAGTGAATCCGAACGATAGAGTGTCATTGACGCAGGTGTCGACGCGAACCGTTCTGAAGCAGATGAACTTGATGCACGGCGTGCTATAGCCAGAATAAGAATCAACCAACGCCCAAGGCTTCCCAGTGTGTACACAGGTCGCCCTTTGAGAGCACAGATGGGTAGCACTTTTCTCGATCTCCTCGCCCGGCCCCAAGCCACTAGAGCTCGCAGGACCGAATAAGTTCTCTACGGATCTTCAAATCCTGCCTTCATAGACCCATTGATCGACCACCAGCAGCAGCCTCGCGACTAGCCATGCTCCGTGGCCACCTACCACGCTAGAGAGGGTGAAAGAGCCATAGGCGCACAGTATATGAGGATGCAGCGCGATCACGGCCCTGCTATGCTGGAGTATGTCTTGATGGACAGTGTCTATTACGTTGCTCCCAAAACGCCTGAGGAAAGGGAATCTATGTTCTACTCATTCAGCCCCAACTATACCGTCATGAATCTTCAGTATATGGAATTCCACCCAGTCCCAGGATTTTACATCCTACCTTTCGGCGAGGGAGAGTTCACTATCTCAAAAGATCAGACCGTTGTCATGACGGCATCAATGAATGGACATCCCTACCAGCACCCCAATAACATTCTTCGCAACAAGTCAGGACTTACCACTATCGACCTCGGGTGGTTGCACTACATCTATGGTGCAATTCCCTACAGCCAATACGAATTCATGATCGCCCCTAAACTAACCGGCGGCTTGACTCGCTGCTCGGTCTAGATAGATTGGTTGAGAGACAGACTAGTGGATCACTCCAACCCAAAGTTCCGGGAGATCCTATCAAAACTGTCCGGCTACAAACCCGCGCACCCCTTCCTCGACAAACTCATGAGAGAATATGGAAATCTCTTCAATGCTTGGTTCAACAATGACGGAGGCTACTGGCCGCCCTAGATCCCTTCCCTTGCAAGAGACCAGGATTAGAGAATCAGGCAAGCAGCAAACGCAGGCCTCTTCGACAATGCAACAGACAATGATAGCACTCAATTCGCCAAAGGCATATGGGCATTTGGACGCGTCTACACACTAACCGAAATACAACCTGATCGCCCCAGAGGATTTCTATGGCAACGCTAAGAGCTCCATGTCAACAACACAGCCCTGTTTTGTGGCAAGGAGAAGCCTACTCTATCTGAGCTTAGTGAACATTTCTACCCAAACAAATAGAAATCACCGAGACTGATGCCCGCACCTCACCAAAACATGATGGATGACGACGAACCGGAACCTATTACCGAGAAACCAAGCCCTAACGCAGCTAACCTAGCCCAAGCTTGGGACGACAGCTGGATGGGGCAGACCGTCACAGAGTCTATGAGTAGGGTCTTAAGACAACAAAAACAGAAAGTCTCTCGCCCCAAAGCTATTCCTTCGGCAGACACATTCTCGCGCCCAGCCAATGAATACTATAGACAGAAACGTCCGGAGGTTGAAAACATAGCAATGAATCCCACCATCAACCCCAAGAAGTACGCAGAGACTAATCTGGCCAACCTCGAGCTAGTTAAAGAATACATTCCGAGGGTCGTACGCTACCCCGCTACCGAACTCAGAAACGGCTAGGTTGTCTCCACGGACGAAGCACAGTCTGAATAGAAAGTGTCATTAGCAGGTAGTCTGACCTGGGTAAATGGATAGCCTGCAAGAGAGATTGAATGGGACTCAAAGAGCATAAACAACAGATCTTACTCTCTATTCAATCGACATCTCGGATCCTAAGTCCTTCCCAACGACGCCGACGTCGACAACTACCTTGCCATGGCTACAGAAGTCATCAAGAAGAAAGCAGCTATCTTCAAGGAACATTACCAACCTCACGTATAACTACTGGACTACCCTGATTCTTAACCATGGAGCTTCGAGAAGAAAAACTTGTACAAGACCAACATCACCGAAGCATTCTCTAATCCTGATTACCTCGGACTAAAATGTTCCTACTAAGCCACCGCTAAAGCTGGAGAAACTTACCTTACAGACAACGAAGAATGCATGGTTGATCCCGAGGGATACACAGTTGGTGAGTCTTCTAGACCTAGATCAATCAAAGTGCCAGACCCCGGCAGTTTCGGATTAATTCAGGCTATACAGTCCACCCTTTGGTCCCCGCTCAAGAAAGCATTCCCTGAGTTCATACACAGCTACACAAAGAAGCAATTCAAGCAGAAACTTTTCGATCGCATCGGATCGCGCCACAAATCAATTGCTCTTGATGGCAGTTCATGGGACTCATGCCAATGGCCCCGTCTTCAGCAAACCGAGACGATCTTCTTGAATGAAATCAGCGACGAAATCAAGCAGCTACTTGACTACAACTTGGACTCATTCTATGGTGCACGCTGCAGACAGGTATCTCTTGAAGACCTACATTCCCGAGTCATGGCTTGTTTCAACGACACCATCAATCACGTCTTTATCCGCCTCCCCGGAATCAATGGCCCAGACTGGTCTAGTGAAATCCGACAACGCTTTTTCAGGACCAAGATGATTCACGGAGATCGACCCGAGGACGACCACCTGCACTTCGCTATTGATGGCACCACTTTCTCTGGCCAATCTTTCAGGACCACCCTGGGCAACACATTGCGTTCTATACTTTACGTCATGTATTATCTACACTCATCAGGTGTCCCCGAGCTTAAAGAGCCATGGACATCTAAACAGATATACATCAACGCCTCTGGAGATGACGTGGTCGTCTGGTGCGAGCCATAGCTAGCCATCAACATCCGAAAAGCCATCCTATAAAAGACGTCAAGAAGCAGGGATGCCCTCAACAAAGCTGGAGAACCGAATATAGTAGGTCTAGGCCAATGCGTCAAGACGGTCAAATATTCCGCCTGGTATGATTTCGACTTTTGTTCTCTCTGGACATTCTCACAAACAGGAGAGGTTGGAGATCTCGTCCTGACCCCAGATTTCAGCAAGCTCTTCACGAAAAAACAGTTCTACACTAAGAAGAATGCCCACATTCACGCTGATCCAGCTCTTTACATTGCAGCCAAGTTACTCTAAGTTTCAATGGCTAGGGTCAGTAAGTGTGTAGAAGGCGTCTTATGGGCGCAGCTCAAATCATGCGAAGCCAGGAGAGGTAAAGCCGTCACATCAGACGAGGTGGCATATGCTTTTGATGCTTTTAAGATGCAGCACGGTGTGTTCGAAGAATCTGACTATGCTTGCGAGAATTTGATCAACGATCGCATTGGAATTTATCCTTCTACAATCATGAGCGTTTATGAGAACAACACTATTGACATCTACTGCGGCACAACTATCAACGAGCAGAATGGCGCAGACTCCACTAAGCCCATCGATCCTACCCTTGAAGAAGAATCCAAGGATGCAGTCTAGGAAAATGGCACAGCTACGAAAACTCTCGAAGAAGAGACGAAAAAATCAGATGAAGACCATGACAAAACGGTTATAGGACTGAAAGAAGAAGTCAAATCGGAGATCCACAGTGGCAAGGAAGAAAACAAGACTGGGACCCACAGTGGCAAAAACACCGGACGATGGCCGATTTTCCTCACAGATGAGGAATGCAAAGATGTACATGTCCGCAAGATGGTAGTCTAGGGACAGAACCTAGTACTCACCACAAAAGTAGAAGCAGCACTCGACGCGCTCCGCGTCATGGAAGCACAGACACTTCTGGTGGACAACGAACAGGAAGTTCCTACACACAGGGTTATATGCATGACCATGGTATCCCAAGATCACGACGAAGCAGTCATATTCCACGGCCCAACAGTGGACAAGGACTAAGGCCAGATATATCAGCTCTTATCGGCTAATGGAGTAAAATGTGTCTGCTGGGACGACAATGTCGAAAAAGACTATCCCAATCTCATAGATGCACAACGCTTGCTATACGAGTCAACAGGTCTGCTCAAGTTTGGCCTCTCCAAGTATGGCAAAATGATGGGAACGGTACCCAAGGTAGACTACAAGAACTACAACATTTACCTCCAAACTCGGCTACCCCAAGTCGCCATCGACTACGCCCTCACTGACGCTATGATACTCAAAGAAGCTTTCCGAGACAAAGCAGGCGTTCCAACATCCCAAGAGATAATCAAGCTTGGTATGTGTGCTTACACGGTAACCCCTGCCCAGGCAGAAATCTACCGATCAGTCGAGAAAACAGCCTGCTAGCTTTAGTTCTAGACGATGTCATTCCAAACTCTTTCTGAATTGATTTCCAGAGAAGCAGGCTACCCCGTAGACATTGTTGACTGCGGATCAGGTCCAGAACTCGGAGTCTTCGAAAGACAAGGCAAGATGTGCGTCCCATAGTCTATCTACGAATCCATCATGCATCTCCCCAACGTCCTTAAGACTGCCACCAAGCGAAGGATGGCTGCTCAAAACTCCACAGGTAAGGCTGGAGTCATCGCGGGCCACCCCGAACTTCGGGTAGACCTTCCAAAACTGCTGCGCGAGGCGCAAAGATACAGGGGAATTGGTCTATAATCTATCAGATCCCTTTTCAAGGCTGGAGGCCCACGTGCACTCCACATGTGGACGCCTGAGCGACCTGACGGTAAGTTCTATCCTCTTGCCGAAGCTAAAACCGGAGACATACACATCGTCATTTCAAACAGCCATGCATACGCTGTAGTACCCTCCGGAACTAGTCAGATGCCCCTAGCCTAAGACTGCTCTCTAAAATGCTGGGAAAACTTCCGAAACTCCCTCGCTCAACAGCTAATTGATGACAGCCACTACCATGGGCTTCAACATCCGAATACTCCGTACCTATGTCCCATGACTCACCAAACTATTACCTAACGGGGCTCCGTTGCCAACTACTCTTGGATAGGCCTAATCGGCCTTTCAGCGGAGGTCCCACTATATATAAAATAGAAGAAGAACATCAATATGACAGAAATCGAAGATTTCCAGAGAGAATTAGACGCATTCAAGAACGACTTGTCCCTGGGCAAGCACATCCAACAGGTCGAGCTAATCGACGACTAGAACAATCCCGTAGCTTTCGGTGCGTATGCCGTCGTCTTTGCAACAGAGGGCCTAGCCAACCACCTTCGAACCTAGCTTCGTGACTTAGGGGAGCATGGGCTAATTGTAGCCATCGACGGCCAAACTTACCGTGACCTATCTATGGGATCTCGGGAGCAAGCAAGAAGACTAATCAAGCACTTCACTCGCCACAATGACAAACTCGGCTTTGACTTTTCGAATAACTATCGCAAGTACAAGGTCAACATCAGTCAACAGTTCAAGTCATCCGAGTACGACAAATTCTTAGCAAAAGCGCAGCAATTCTACACAGCTAAAGGCTAACCCGAACTTGCTGATCACTTCAGCAAAGCATCAAAAGTATTCACTATTAATGCCTAAGCAAGAGACAAGCTATTACAAGAACGAGGCGCGGGCGCTTCGGCTAGACTACCAACCGTATCTCCAGCCGAGCTCAGAGTTGGAGAACTCCAGATGTAGGTTCATCAGCTCAACTAAGAAATCGAAGATCAAGAGAGATCTCTCATGATCTCAGATGAGCACCGAACTGTCCTAGAGAGAAAAATCAGAGGATACGAATCAAAAGCCATTGTGGAGCCAAAAGCCATGATCGCCTTCCCTCGAGATTTGCGCAGAAACTTACAGACCATGCTCAGGGCTTTTTCATCGTCACATGAACAACACTACATGAAAGCGTTGGTTGACCCGTTCCATCACGACTCCTAAGGCGCAAGAGTCCCAGTTCTACTCCCTAGAGACACTGCTACCTTCAGTACCTTCAACAGCCATGAGTTGGCCCCCCAGTCAGACTAGATTGTGGTATCCAACCTAGAGTTAGGAGGCACCACCTAAATGGTGATCTATTCTCCTCCTTAGTCTTTCTACAATGCTGTCCCCGTAAGAGTCGATGACGCTGAACCAATAAAGAGCGATGAATTACATACCATCCATTACATTCCCACCGGGCACACCGCTAAAAATTTCAGGGAAAACCTCACGATCCTAAGCGATGCTGCACCATCCATTTTCTTCATGAAATAGAGATGTGTATCATCCGGTATCCGAGTATTCAAGACTTCTGTATCGGACAATGAGTCAGGCTAGCTGGACTTGCACTACAGTCGTGACGGCGCCACTGTGGACGAAACAGCTACAATGAAGTCTCTTTTCCAGAGACCGTCCTCCGACACAGCCAGAATGTACCTAGCAGGGCGGATGGGATCACTTCGTGGCTAGACCGGATTCGTTACACAATGCTCATACAGACCCCATGATGAATAGAGTTTCGAATACCGAGATGCAAAGCACGACAGGCGCCAAGCTCTCTACGGTGACAGAATTTCACCATTATGGCTTTATGATGTTGGCGCCAACCAAGCATTCCCCATTGAAGACATCGACCTCATTGCAGATGGTGCCCAGATTGGTGTCATTGTCGAATCTCTATAGTAGAGGCACACTTACGTGGCGAGAGTTTCCAATCGCTCCGATAACATGTCCCTCTCGTTCGAGTTCACCTAGCACTTTGAAGGAATCCCCGAGTAGCAGAACTACGGTTTTATCTAAAAGAAAGTCGCACCTCTACGAGACTACACTTCCCCACTCGAACTCATCCAGAAGATGCCGACTGAGATGATTTTTGCTAACTATGCTATGAGGAGAGAGAACCTCATTCAGGCCATTTACGAAGACAAAGTCACAGGATGGTGGGATCAAACACTTTTCCCCATACTCAAGGATATGGTAGCCTACGGTGCTGACAGCTTCAAAGGTGAAACCCTTGATGAATGGGTTGACGCTGCATTAGACGCAGCCATGGCAACTCTTACTTCCGCCGCTCCTATGTTAGCTCCAGGTGTGCTAGCAGCGCGAGAGCTAGTAGAGAAGCCACTCAAACAAGGCGCTGAGAACGCGAGAAAAGCAGCCCATGACTGGGCAATCGGAGAACCAGCCGCACTCAACCGCCTAACCTACAGCCGTCGAGGTCTCTAAGACTTCGATGCGTCCATCTACAATACTAAGTCAGAAGCAGCGATGGACACTCACTTCGAACCTTGAGTTCAAGTGAACTGACGCACACATTCGCTAGGGCTCCGGCTCCTAGTAGATTAGCTCGCCTTCCAGGCAGCTAATGGGTTAATAACCCAAAATTTCC